GGATCTGTGGGAGATTTAGCTCAATGTGGACCACTAAAAGATATGATCTTAAAACCTGACGGTAATGATATATACTCAGTAGAAACAGATCTGATAGATAAAAAAGGTACTACAGGTAGAACAGGTTTATTTATTCCAGAACAATGGTCAATGCCTCCTTGTATTGATGAGTATGGTAATAGTTTAGTTGAGCAAGCATTAGAGTATCTAGATAAGTATTTTGAAGAATGTAAAAAAAACATGACTCCGGAAGCTTATCAACTAGAACTTTCTCAGCACCCAAGAAATATAGAGGAAGCTTTTGCTAACAGAAGTGTATCTGTATTTCCTGCACATCTACTTACAGCTCAAGAAAGAAGAATAGAAGATAAAGAATATGCTTATGAATTCTTAGATATATCTACAGATGCCGATGGTAAACCTACTGTAAAGAATAGTTATAAAAGACCAATCATGGAATTTCCTATAAACAAAAAAACTGAAGATAAAACCGGTTGTGTTGTAGTATGGGAAAGACCAATAAAAGATCCAGCATTTGGACAGTATTATGCTTCTATTGACCCCGTGGGTGAAGGTAAAACAACTACTTCAGAATCATTATGTTCTATCTATATTATGAAAGCCCCTGTAGAAGTTACTAAAGTAACTGGTACAGAGACGGAAACATACATAGAACCAGATAAGCTAGTTGCAGCTTGGTGTGGTAGATATGATGATATCAATAGAACACATCAACAACTAGAGTTAATTATAGAGTGGTATAATGCCTGGACACTGGTAGAGAATAACATCTCCTTATTTATCCAGTATATGATATCTAGAAAGAAACAAAGATATCTTGTACCTAAGAGTCAGATTATGTTCTTAAAAGATTTGGGATCTAATGCTAATGTATTCCAGGAGTATGGCTGGAAGAATACAGGTACTTTATTCAAAGCTCACTTGATAAGTTATGCTATTGAATACACTAGAGAAGAATTAGATGTTGAAACTAAACCTGATGGTACTATTGTTAGAACTAAGTACGGCATTGAAAGAATTCCAGATCCAATGTTGATCAAAGAAATGAGAGAATATACAGAAGGTCTTAATGTGGATAGACTAGTTTCATTCTGTGCTCTTGTTGCTTTTATGAAAATACAACATGCAAATAGAGGGTATACTAAAAGAACAATCATGGATGATGCAGCTAAAAACTTGCAAAAGTCAGAAAATTTGTTTAAATTAAATAGTAGCCCGTTCAGACATATGGGTAAATCAGTTTATAAGGGTGGTCAAAGTTATAAAAGATCAGCTTTTAAAAACTTTAAATAATTATTATGCAGGTATACAACGCATTACAGTTAAAGAAAGGTGCTAAGACACAACATAATAGAATGGGTAGTATTACCCAACCATTACAGTTTTTATCAAAGAAAGATAAAGATGAAGAATGGGCAGCTTGGAATTTAGACTGGCTAGAATGGAATGGTCTTAAACAAGTCCGTAGAAATGCAAGAAGATTAATGAAAAATTATAAGCTTGCAAAAGGTATTATAGATAAGACAGATTATTTAATTGAGGAAGATAATGAATATAGAGACATTGTAGAAATACTTACAAAAGAAGATGTTTCTGCATTAGAATTAAAATTCTATCCAATTATTCCAAATGTTATTAATGTTCTAGTAGCTGAGTTTGCTAAAAGATCAACTAAATTAACCTACCGGGCTGTTGATGAATTCTCATATAATGAGATGATGGAGCAGAAAAGAAAAATGGTAGAAGATACTTTACTAGCTGATGCTCAATCTAAAATTATGGCTGCTCTACTAGAGCAAGGATTAGATCCTAATTCTCAAGAAGCAAATCAGCAATTACAACCTGATACTATAAAATCCCTTCCTGAAATAGAATCTTTTTTTAAGAAAGACTACAGAGGAATGGTTGAGCAATGGGCTACTCATCAACATCAAGTGGATGTAGAAAGATTCCGTTTAGATGAGCTAGAAGAAAGAGGGTTCCGTGACATGCTTATTACAGACAGAGAGTTCTGGCATTTCCGGATGATGGAGGATGATTATGAAGTAGAACTTTGGAATCCCCCATTAACATTCTATCACAAATCACCGGATGCAAGATATATCTCTCAAGGTAACTGGGTAGGTAAAATAGATATGTTTACTGTAGCTGATGTAATTGACCGGTATGGTTACTTGATGACAGAGGAACAGATGGAAGCTTTAGAAGCAGTATATCCAATCCGTTCTGGAGGTTATATTACAGGAGGGTACCAAAATGATGGTACCTACTATGATGCTACTAAAACTCATGACTGGAATGTTAACATGCCTTCATTAGCATATAGACAGTATACCACTATGATGTCAGGAACTGTATATGATGGTGGTGATATTATAAACCAAATACTTTCTGAGGGAGAAGATTACTTTGATCAAGGTACAGCATATCTATTAAGATGTACTACTGCATACTGGAAGTCTCAACGTAAAGTAGGTCATTTAACTAAAGTAACTGAAGAAGGTGAAGTAATTACTGAAATAATTACTGAAGACTATAAAGTAACAGATAAACCAATCTATGATACTAGGTTATTCAAAAATAAAACCAGAGAGAATGTAATCTTTGGAGAACATATAGATTGGATCTGGATTAATGAAACTTGGGGAGGTATAAAAATTGGTCCAAATATTCCATCTTTCTGGGGTATGAATAACCCGGGAGGATTCTCTCCTATTTATATAGGTATAGAAAAGAATAAAATTGGACCTCTTAAGTTTCAGTTCAAAGGAGATAGCTCATTGTATGGATGTAAACTTCCAGTAGAAGGAGCTGTATTCTCAGATAGAAATACTAAGTCTACTGCATTACTTGATCTAATGAAACCATACCAGATTGGTTACAATATAGTTAATAACCAGATAGCTGACATCTTAGTGGATGAGCTTGGTACAATTATTATGTTAGATCAGAATACTTTACCTAGACACTCATTAGGTGAAGACTGGGGGAAAGGAAACTTGGCTAAAGCATATGTAGCCATGAAAAATTTCCAGATGCTTCCTCTAGATACTTCTATTACAAATACAGAGAATGCATTAAACTTCCAACATTTCCAAAAACTTGATCTATCTCAGACAGAAAGGTTAATGTCTAGGATTCAGTTAGCTAATCACTTTAAGCAACAGGCTTATGAAGTAATTGGAGTTAATCCACAAAGAATGGGTCAACAGTTATCTCAGATGACTGCTACCGGAGTAGAACAAGCTACAGCAGCATCTTATGCTCAAACAGAAGTGTTCTTTATAAACCATTGTGATTATCTAATGCCAAGAGTACATCAAATGAGAACAGACTTGGCTCAGTATTATCATTCTACTAAACCTTCTGCTAGATTGCAATATATGACAACAGCAGATGAGAAAGTAAACTTTGAAATAAACGGTACTGATTTATTAATGAGAGATCTTAATATATATGCAACCACAACTGCAAACCATAGAGCTGTTCTTGAACAGTTGAAACAAATGGCTATGCAAAACAATACTACAGGAGCAAGTATCTATGATCTTGGTAAAATAGTTCAGTCAGATTCAATTGCAACATTAAATGCTGTACTTAAAGATTCTGAGCAAAAACAACAACAACAAAAACAACAAGAACAACAGTCTGCACAACAAATGCAAGAGCAACAACTTGCATCTCAAAAAGAACAAAAACAAATGGAGATTGATGCAGCAGCTCTTAGAGATGAGAAAAACAGACAAAGAGACATTCTTGTTGCAGAAATCCGGGCAGCTGGTTATGGATCTATGGTAGATGTAAATAAAAACTTAGAGTCTGACTATGTAGATGCTATGAAGGAGATAAGAGAATCTGAACAATACCAAGAACAAACTAATCTCCAAAGAGAAAAGGAAGTTAACCGGATGAATAATGAGTCTCAGAAAAACCAAATAGAAAGAGAAAAGATAGCTGCACAAAAAGAAATAGCAAATAAACAGTTACAAATAGCACAAGAAAATAAGAACAAGTTTGATGTGAAAGATAAAAACAAGGGAGAAAAAAAATAGACTTAGCTATATAATGTCAAAAAACTTTTCTTAAATCCTAAATTTATCAAGTTTATTTTGTATATTAAAGTATAAACAAAAACCAACAACATGAGTACAACCAACAACAAACCTGAAGATCAGGTATTAGATTCTACAACGGTAGAACAAGTAGATGTAAACATTGATGAAATCTTTGGAACACCCGGAGCAGAAAGCATTATGCTTCCTTCAGATGGAAAAGAAGAAGATAAACCAAAAAATCTATTTACTAAAGAAGAAATAGATACTACGTTCCTTGACAACCCTAAAGCTACTCCTGAAGAAAAACAGGAAGCTAAGGAAAAGAAAGCAGAAGTTGAAGAAACTATAGCTGAACTTGACGGCTTAATTTCTCAAGAAGAAGATGCTGGTAATAAAGGAAGACCAAAGGTTGATAAATCAGGTCTTGCTGAGTTAGCAACTAAAATGATTGAGGAAGGTACTCTAATTCCTTTTGATGATGATAAACCTTTAGAGGAATACACAACAAAAGATTTTAGAGAACTGTTTGAGGCAAACTTTCAGGAAAGAGAAAATAAAGTTAGAGAAGATACTCCAAAAGAATTTTTTCAATCTCTTCCTGAAGAACTTCAAATTGCAGCTAAATATGTAGCTGATGGTGGACAAGATTTAAAAGGTCTATTTAGAACACTTGCTCAAGTAGAGGAAGTATTTGAACTAGATGCTGATAATGAAGATCACCAAGAAGAAATTGCTAGACAATATCTATATGCTACAAACTTTGGAACTCCAGAAGAAATTGAAGATGAGATCAATGACTGGAAAGATATTGATAAGATAGCTCAAAAAGCTAAACAATTTAAACCAAAGTTAGATAGAATGCAAGAAGAAGTTGTTGCTAGAAAACTTGCAGAGCAAGAATATAAAAAACAGCAACAAGCAGAACAAGCTAAAGCATATCAAGATAATGTTTATAATACATTAGCTGTAGGAGAATTAGGAGGATTAAAGCTTGACAAAAAAATTCAGAGTATGTTATACTCAGGATTAGTTCAACCTAACTACCCTTCAATTTCTGGTAAACAAACAAACATGCTTGGACACTTACTTGAAAAGTATCAGTTTGTTGAACCAAGACATGATTTAATTGCTGAAGCTCTTTGGTTACTTTCAGATCCAGATGGATATAGAAGTAAAGTAAAAGAACAAGGTAGTAAAGCCGCTACAGAAAAAGTAGTAAGGCAATTAAAAACAGAAGAGGCTAGAAAACTTTCTAGTTCTTCTACAAACACAGGAGATGAAGATAGCAGAAGACCATCTGCTAACAAGGCTCCACAAAGAACAATCTCTCGTCAGAACAATATGTTTAAGAGAGGATTTTAATTAGTAACAATTTAAAAACAAATAAAAAATGGCAACTCCAGTTTTAAACAATGGTATATTCCTCCGGGATACCGCTTACAACGCAAGTTCCCATGTGGATTCTTACCACTTGGTTAACA